CCTCCATGGGCATTAGCGTGCCCCATGGCAACATCCCCGCAGCGTGGCTTGTAGGGGCCACGCTGAACACCGGCTTCAAGCGACTTTAATGAGCTACTCTGCCGCCAGCCTTGGTGCGTTCGCACAAATCTTTCCGCAGGCAGCCGCCGGCGGAATGGCAATAGGGGTGGCGGCTCGTTACTACGGCGAGAACTCCGGCACTGACGTAAACGGGTTTGATTTTGGCAACACCGCCACCAATGCGAGCGGGTCGAGCTCCTACGAAAAGCTCAATTCCCGAAGCGCAAACAGCGCTTCCACCATATCCACCGGCGCAACCGCCGGCAATCGCGTCATCCTATGCAAGTTTCAGAGCTTCTCGCACCAGAGCTACATCCCCAACTGGCGCCTTAACCTGCGTGCGATTAACTCCGAGCTTTTGCTGCTGTACATATTCGCCGTTGCAGGCAGCGCGCCTAGCTTGTCGCTGGCTTGGCGGGAAAGTGACAAGCCCGCCCATCGAAAGGTCAGCAGGCGTACGACGAAGCCCGGCTATTTTCCGCATCTGGGCAATCAAATCGCCCACTATCAAAAGACCGGCGGCGGCGCGTACTCAATCAAAGCCCCGAACTTCGACAACGACATCGTATGGGTTGACGCGGATGCGTGGCGCTTTCCGCAGTTTGCCTTGAATGTGCCGCTCTTGAACGTCGCGCCTCCTGCAGGCCGCAGCTTCGGATGGATTATAGGTTGACGCCCTCCACGCACCGCGCTACCGTCGCCGCGTTCATTGTTGTCTCCCTAGGGCGGCTCGCTTGCGTGAGTCGCCCTTCCCTTTTAGTCGCCGTTCGCCTTCTTGGGCGTTGCCGCTTCGTTGATGTAGGCGCGATGGTAAAAGAAGCGTTTCGCGGCTTCGTCATAGACAGCAGCCGCGTCCTCCTTCGTGAGAAAGTAGCCCAGCCAAATGTGGCGTTCGGGCGTCTTTATTTGCGCCACCCATCGGCCGCGCTGCGTGTTCCAGCTAACGCCCTTGAAACCGCTCGTGTTGTTTCGCCCTTTGCCTATGGTATGCCGATGATTAAGGTGAAGAATCGTCTCCAGATTGCAACGTCGGCAGTCGTACTTTACGCCGTTTAGATGGTGTGTCTCGTAGCCCGTTGGCGTTTTGTTCACGATGCGGTGCAGAAGAATTGTGCGGTGCGCTTCGTCGTGGCTGCAAACATACCCTGCCTTGTTTGCGTTCCACACGTACTGGCTTAGGTAGGAAAGCTGGTCGCTGTCAACCAGCGCGAACCCGCCGTTGGTCAGCGGTAAGAGGGCGATGTCATTCATTGCTGTCGGCTTTCTTTGCGGTTGCGGCAGCTTTCTTCTTAGCGACCTCGACTTCCACGTCGCCTTTTTTGCGAATCGCGTCCGCTTCTGCTTTTGCCTCCGTTGCGCGAGCACCAGCTTCGACGGTAGTTTGCACGCCACGCTCGTACATTTCTCCCGCGAGCTTCACACGCTCGTGTTGCTGCTTTTGGTCGAACTTGGCTTGGTTGGTTTGCAGCTTCAACGCGTCGGCCGCTTGCTTGGCCTGCAACTTCTGTTGAGTGAGCGCCATCTGACCTTGGATTTTGGCCTGCGTCTCCGCATCCAATTGCCCGTTCTGGTTCTTTGCGGCTTCCGCCTGGCGTTGGGCCATAGCTTTTACGCTATTTCCCAGTTTGCCCAGCACGTCGCCGTACTGCTTTACCCGCTGCTTCTCGCTCTCGTCCTGCGCGAGCAACTGAATGTGCTGCCCGACGTAGCTGGCCGCGTTGCTCAAGCCGACCACGTCCTGCGGCGTCCCGACCCCGCCGCTCTGCATGATCTGCTGCACCTTCATGTCCATCATGCGCAGCAGCGTCTCGACGACTTCGCGGTGCGAATCGCCCTCCTTCACCGGCATCGGCACGCCGGTCATCAGCGTCCCCCACGCGAGCGCCGCGTCGAACACGCTGTCCGTCACCTTCGTCGGCTTTGTGGGTGCCAGTTGCTCCGCCATGCCCGCGTCGTCTGTCAGCGCGAGTACGTAATTGTGCAGCACCCGCTGTTGCGCGCTCGGCTCCATGAACTGCCGCGCCCCCATGAGCTTCTCACTCGTCGCGATCTCAAGCTGCTTGCTGCCGCCGCCGAGCACCTGCTCGGAGTGTATCTCCCAGCGCTCAACGTCCAGCCACTTCTCAGGCACGCCCTTGTCGCGGCACCGTCTCTGGAACGCCTGCGCGTCCTTGTTGCGGCTCTTGCGGTCGCACAGCCGCCGGCAAATCTCGCGATACTCAAACTCCGCCTGCGTATAGGCGTTCGACAGTAGCGAACTGAGCAGCGCGCTCGTCTGCGCCAACAGCGCCTGCACCTCGAACTTCGTGCGCTCCTTCTCCGTGCCGCTGTCGATGTCCTGCGTGTAGCTGCTTGCGCTCTCGCCCATGTGCTGCCGCAACTGCGACATGAGCATCTGGCTGAGTTGCGGGTCGAACTGGTACCGCTCCTCGCGCTTCACGAAGCCGATGCCTTCGGGCAGCAGCCCGTAGCGAAGCCCGAAGTGTATCTTGTCCACGGCGGCGCGGTCCGCCGGGTCTTGCACGCGCAGCAGGAGCATCATGTCCTCGAACACCTTTCCGACGAAGCGGCACAGTGTCATGTCCTGCACCTGGCACAGGTCGAACAACAGCCACGCGAGCGAGCGGACGCTGTGGTACATATACGGCGGCTTCACGTTGCCGTCGCCGAACTGCACATGCAGCAGCTTGCTCAGGTCGTCGGCCACCGGCTTCTTGCTGTCGTACACGAAGTCCACCGGCTCGGTCGTCGTCCCATACGTCGCCGTCCAGTTCTCGTCGGGCACAATCTGCAAATGCCAGTCGCCGGTCTCGTCGTCGCGGCTGTAGAAGTCCCATAGCCATAGTTTGGGCACCGCGTCGCTCTGCCAGTAGGTCGCGTCCTGCTTGAACAGCTCCGCCGCCTTCTCCGGCGCGTTCTGCCAGTCCCACATCGGCTCCGTCACCGTCTTGTCCTTGATTGACGCGAGCATCTTCCGCACGACGCCCAGCTTCCAGCCCGGATCGACGTTCTTGCCCTTGCCCAGCGTCTTGCTGTACAGCTCCCAGTAGCTCATGCCGCGCCGTCTCGCAAAATGGCTCATGTCCAGCCGCACCTCCGTGTCCGTCGGGATGAGCAGGTCCTCAATCGCGACGAAGTACGGGCACCAATCGTCGTCGAACGGCGTCCACATCTTCGGCCCGACGCCCGTCAGCATCACGCCGCCGCCGGTCTGCCGCACCTGATGGTAGTAGTCGCGGCTGCGCTTGAGCGGCCTGTTCGCCTCCTTCGTGATGGTCTGCGACCACTCAAGGCCGCGGTCAACCGGCGCGTCCTCAAGGCTCACATGGAAGTACCTCGCCGTCTTCAGCATCGCGTTGCACCATTGCCGGTTCGCCTGCGCCAACAGGTTCGTGCCGCTCTTGGTGTTGAAGCTCACGTCCAGCTTGTTCTCCGCCATCTGCGCGGCGGAAAAAGGGGGCTCTCCATTCATCTGTCGCTGGATGAGCGCACGGTTCGGCGACCGAAGCTCATCGGCGCGCTTCAAGTCCTGCACGATGTCCAGCACCTTTTGCGGCGTCGCACTCATGCGGTCGCAAGCTCAGCTTGCTTTTGCGCGGGTTTCTTCTTGGACGCCGCACCCGCACCGGGCGCTTCGATGAGCCCCGCCTCCAGCGCCTTCTCCAGCACGTACTGGCTCGCGCCGGTCGGCTTCAGCGACTCCGTTACCAGCGCCTTTGCGTGCTCCATGCGGATGCGCCACATTGGCAGGAACGCATCAAGCGTCTTAACCCTGTGGAACAGGACGGCGTCGCGCTTCACGAAGTCTAGGGTCACGGCATTCGGCGGGTCCGCTTCGGTCCGCACCGCAACGAACACGGGCGGCTCTCCGTACGATAAACCCCAATGGCTCTGGATTAAGTTTGTGTGCTGTGCTATGGGCACAACGTTGGGGGCGCTGACCATATCCCACGCACGCACAGTTTTTTGCCATACGTCGGTGGCCAGTTTAGCGGGCTTCACAGGTCCAGTGAAACGCGCGTCCTTCCACAAACTTTCCAAGCGTGCGTACGTGTTTTGCGGCCAAATCGCGACGCCCGACATGTAACGGGCAGGTAGGTTTTCCGACGGCGTTTCGTTGTTAATCAAGCAGCCCATGAACGGGCGCGTGCATAATCGGTAGCCTTCCGCCAACTCGTTCAGCCACGTTGCTCTCAATGGTACGGCATCGGGCTCAAGCCAAAGCCAATCGGCTTTGTAGCCGTCGTGGATTTGGCGAGCGACTGCGCGAAACATCAAGTTGGCCGCCAAAGGCCATCCTTTTGCGCCGGTTTGAATCACCATGGCGCGTGCCGTGTAGAACTCAGTACGTGCGATTTCCAGCAACGCCTTGACGCGCTCGGTTGGGATTGCGCCGTCAGCAGCAATGAGCAAGGAGTGATGGCTAACGTTTTGCAACTCGACGATCCACTTTATCAGCCGCTCGGTGTTGTCAAAGTCGCCGGGATGCGTTGGTAGCACTACGAGTAAGGGCGCTGCGTTCATATGGGTAAGAGCTGTTGGGTGAGGCTGGTTTTCAGCCACTCGCTCAGCGGTTTGTTGTGTTTGCTGAGATTGCAAGGTGCGCACGACACGCACAAATTTGCCACAGAGTGCTGGCCACCTTTAGAAATCGGCACAATGTGATCGAAGTGCAGCGACCTTCCTTTTGTCGGAATTACCGCGCCGCAGTAATAGCAAAGCGCCGACGACTTCGCCTTGACGCCGTCAACAAAGGCTTTAATGCCTTTTAGGTTGACGGAGGCCGCTCGCTTAAGCGCGCGCCGTTTTGCGGATTTGAGGCGGGCCTGCCATTTGCGCTTTAACGCAATTTCCTTGCCGTGGATGCGATGGTAATTGCGATTGTAAGCCAATCGTTTTGCAAGATGCTTAAGCCGACTTGCGCGGGCACAGGCTCTCGCTTTTTCTGGGTTGTCAGCATAGCGTTTTCTGGAAGCCCGCCGTTCCTGTTCTAGTTTTGCCGCATACCTTGCTTTGTACCGCATGAGGCGTTCGGCTCTGTGCGCTTGATGATACGTTTTGTCGTACTCTGACTTTCTCTGCGCGTAGCCATCAGACAGCCGACGCACCTTTTCTTTTGCGTTTAGCTCGTCGCGATGCTTGAGCCGATACTCGCGGTTATACTGTTTCTTGGCTGCGGTTGCGGGCGGCATAAATCTCGTTTTTCACCCAGCAGAACGGCGGGAAGGAGTTCAGCGTCTCGTCGTCGGTGCCATGGCTGATTGTGCTTATCGGCACCCAAACTTTCAAGGGTAAAGGGCATAGGCACCGGGCGCACGCGTGCAGCTTCTCCTCGTCAATCACACGCAGCTTCATCGCGTCCTTGGCCTGCATTTGTTCGGCGATAGCTCGCACGGCGTCCGCGCTCAGTTTCAGCCAGCGATGGCCCTCGCGGTTCTCCGGGCACCCCAGGCAGACGTTCGCGCGAGCCTGTGCGATGGAAATGTCCACAGTTTCCGCCCCTGTGCCCAGCCATTCGACCAGCGTTCTAACGCCGCCCGCAAGATTTGCACTTTTTGACCGGGGGACGTGCGCTGGCCGTGCTCCGGTCGTTTTTTTTTGAGAGCAATGCGCCGGGTCGTCGTGCAGCCGCGCACAAGTCTGCTCCTCAATCTCGTGGACGACCTCTTTCGCCGTTGCGTTCGGCAGTCCGTTGCCCGCTCGGAAGTCCGCAATCTGCGTCGCCAACTCCCACAGCAGGCCCATAGATGCCCACTTCTTGGTCGAGCCGTCCGCGAGCGTCTGCTGCAACCGCCAACCGCCTGGCGGCACCGTCGTTAGTGAGCGTAAAGGCACGACGCCTTGTCGCACCGTTGCCGCGCATGGTCAAGCAGCGGTTTTCAGGCGCATCGACGCGATGAGCTTGCGGTGCCGCTCGTTGAGTTCGGCCAGCCACGATTTGCCCGCAGCTTCAGCGCTCGCTTCGCCGATGCGCTCGATCTTGAAACCGCGCTGCCGCGCACCCTCAATGCCGATGGCCAAGCAGTCGAACAAGTCGGGGCTGCGCTCCGTCCGCTCGCGCATGTCGTCCTTCGGCTCGACTTCCAGCTTGTTGCCCGCGACCGTGTAATACTCCCTCATGCACCCTTCCATCATCACGTCCTCAAGCAGCTCGAAAAGCTGGTCGCTCTCGATGCACTCGCGCACCGAAAACCACATCTCCGTCACGAACTTGCTGTAGTGCTCGTTGCATTTCTTTAACCGGCGGACGTTGTGGTGATCGGTGACGTAAAGGTCGTAGCGCACTGGTCGCTCCGTCGTCTTCGCCCCCGAGTCAATGGGCACCGGCACCTCGTATCCAAACACCCGCGCAAACGCTGCGCCCATCGTGCCCTTGCCGAAGCTGTCGTAGAAGATGTTCGCCGTCGGAATGCCAAGCTCCACAGTGCGGTCCTTGATGTAGTAGGCGATTTGGTCCTCGGGCGTTTGCTGCGCTTTCGCTTTGACCGGAATCAGCTCGTACTTGCCCACCTTCACGACCTGCTTTTCGTCAGCGTTCAGCCCGAACTCCAGCGGCATCCCGACGCACCTGTCATGCCCGCCATACGCCGGGTCGCACGCATACAGCTTCGTCCGGTTCGTGCCCTTCCAAATGACCGGGTCGTGCGCCCCGTGAATCTTACATAGTTCCCGTGTGATGACGCGGCTCGACACCATGCCCGGTCGCATCACGCCTTCGCACTGCGATGAGAAGTGGAGCGAGTCGCGCCCATGCGTCTTTGCCACCGCCTCAATCTTCTTCGGCCCGATCATGTACGGGAACCGAGTCGGCTCGTCCTTCGGGTAGTCGAAGTTCGGCGAATCCATCCCGTACAGGCACACCACCGCCGCGTTGAAGAACGTGCTGCGCCACGTCTCGGTATTCGATGGTATCGGCTTCGATTTCCAGCCTTCAGGCGGCTCCGCAGCACGTCCCAACGGGTCGTACTCGTCCAGCGGGTTGCCGCTCATCACGCCCTTGAAGTTCTCCTTGCCGTACCAGTTCGAGTAGGCGTCCAAGAAGCTCGACTTCATGTGCTGCACTTCGTCGCCCAGGTGCCGCAGCCGCTCCTGTTTCACGCCTATCATCTTGCCGAGTCCGACGTAGTGATTGTTCGACACGCACGGCACGCAAATCAGCCCCTTGGTCAGCAACCGACCGCGCTCGTTCTTCTCGTCGATGGACTCAGGCGTTATCGACCGCATCCCTTCGAGGACGTGCCCTGGCAAGTCCGGGTAGCGGTCCTTGGCACGGTTGAACAGCTCCTTCATCTTGCCCCAAATGCGCAGCTCCAGCCCGCGCACGTCCGTCGAACTCACGATGAACAGCGTGTTGTTCGGGTAGCAGAAGAAGTCGGTCAGCCCATACCGCACCATGCTGTAGGTCTTGTTCGAGTCCGAGCAGCCCATCAGCACCGTCACGTCGTTCTCCAGAATCGTGCGCAGCGTCAGGTCCGACCAGCGATGATGATCGTCCTCGGGCCAAAGCAACCGCTGAATCTCGCGATAGTGGTAGAACAAGCCTTCGCCGCGCATCTCGCCCGTGGGCATTTTCCAGCGCCCGCCCTGCCTCGCGCAGTAGAACTCAATGTCGAGCGCGTCGGTGCCTCGTTTCCAGAGCAGGTCGTATTTCGATATTGTGTCCACGGCGGGGTTTGTTAGAATCGCGGCGAGCGCACGGTTGTCGCCATGCGCCCGCTGCTTGCACAACATTGAAATCGCTTAAAGGACAATGCCATGCCACAGAGACAATCACTGGTCGGACGGACTTTTACAAGATGGTTCGTGTTCGCTGATGGGCCACCCACCGTTAGGAATCAGGCGCGGAGCTGGTGCCTATGCACATGCGGCAATCCCAAGCCGCGTCTGGTTTGCAACTACAACTTGCTGAACGGCCATTTGCGGTCGTGCAATTGTCTGCGCATTCGGCACGGGCACTCACGCGGTTACTCAAACACAAAGACGTACAGCGCATGGCTGCACATGAAACAGCGATGCCTCAACTCGGACTATAAGCAGTACCGCGATTATGGCGGGCGCGGCATCACGATTTGCGAGCGATGGCTGGAGTCGTTCTTCCACTTCCTTGAGGACATGGGCGAGTGCCCGCCCTTCCACGAGCTGGATCGCATCAACAACGACGGCAATTACGAGTCGGGTAACTGCCGTTGGGCGACGAGGGCCATGTCCGCGCGCAACAAACGCTCCAACCGTTGGTTCACGATACGGGGCGTCCACGGTTGCATGAAGGACTTGGCGACGCTGTTCGGCAACGAGCTTTCGACGGTGAATCAGCGGCTCAAACGTGGTTGGTCAGAGGAGCGTGCTTTTTGCACCGTTGCTAAACACCGTTGACTTAGCACACGCAGCAAGCGACAAGGTAGGCAACGCCCAACACGGGCAGAAAGGCACATTATGAGCATCGGCTTGCAGGATTGCTGTCAGGTTTGTCCCACACCCGAGACGGTCAATATCCCTGGTCTGCCCGGCGCGGATGGCGACGATGGCGACGCCGGCACAAACGGCGTCAGCGCCTTTACGCTGACCTTGGACGACTTCATCATCCCGCCTGCGGACGGCGCGACCCCCGTCACGGTCGAGGTCGCTGACACGAGCTGGATGGCCGTGGGCGAACCCCTGTTCATGCCCGACGGCCTGTTCTTCCTCGTGGACGCCATTGTCGATAGCACGCACATCCAAGTGACCTACCCGGCGTGGGAGGCGAACGTCAACGCGGGCAACACAATCACGGCGGGCACAATCGTCACGCCCTCTGGGTGGCAGCCAGCGGCAACTGCGCTGCCCACGACCGACCCGGTGACGAAGTACGGCTCCGGCACGGCGCACACCATTACCGGCGCATCCTTCGCCGCCGTCGTGTTCGGCACCAGCGGCACGCAGGAAGTGACGCTGACGACCGCCGGGACGTGGCTCTTGCAGGCGCGCGCCCGCGTGGATTTTGTGGGTGCTACGTTTGCCGCTGTGCGAACGGTCAGCTTCAAGAACCGCAGGACCAATAATACGGCAGGCGACGTGACAAACTCTGCGACCGCATTCAAGACGCCGCTCTCCGTAGCCGCTTTGACCTACACCGCGCTGGACGTGGTATTCCCGCCCGTCACCTACGCGACGGCCAACGTGGACGACGTGCTCCAGATGCAAGTCGCCATCGACACCGACCCCGGCGCGGGCTCAGTGCAAATTGTCGAGGCGGACATCGTCGCCACGTACTTGCATCCGTAATCGCGCATGAGCTACATCATCCACGGACAATGGGGCACGCGATTGTATCGCGTTTGGTGGGCCATGATTCAGCGGTGCGAGAACCCCAAGACGAAACAGTTCCACCAGTACGGAGGACGCGGTATTCGCGTGTGCGCTCGGTGGCGTGCATCGTTTGCTGCATTCCACGAGGACATGGGCGATTGCCCAGCGGGTTTGACGCTCGACCGATGGCCGAACAACGATGGCAACTACGAACCCGGAAACTGTCGATGGGCTACTCGCGCAGAGCAGCAGAGAAATCGCTGCAACAACCGCGTGTTCGAGATTCGCGGTGTGCGCGGATGCTTAATGGACTTGGTGCAGCGTTTTGGAGTGGCTTACAGCACCGTTCGGCATCGCCTCGCAATCGGATGGGAACCAGAGCGGGCTTTTACGGAGCCTGCGGATCAACGCATGAACCATCGTCATGGCCGATAAGCCCACATGGGTTTTCGACGCCGTTGGCCCTCTAACGGACGGGATGAACGCTGGGGTGCTCCCGAGCCAGCTTCCGCGCACGCAAGCCGCTTACCTAACGAACGCAAGCGTGCGAGGCGGGTACGCAGAGCCGCGTCCAGTCGTTCGACGCATCACATTGGACTGGGGCGGCGATGGAGTTTTGCAGAGTCGCCAGCAAGACGGACGGTTTCAAGGAGCGAGCTACTACAGGTCCGATGCGGGCGTAGGGTCGCTCGTTGCTTCAATCGGTGGGCGGTTGTTCCAGTTTACTCCGTCCGCTACGAGTGCGTCGGTGCGCGAAGTCACAGCCGCCCACAACACGATTGTCCAAGTCGGTTTCGCTGTGCCTGCGCTTGGCGCGAACGTGACGATTACCGTGCTGAGCACCGTAAATTT